CGAACGCGGACTCGGCCTCACGCTTGCGAAGGTACTCGTGCACGGGATAGCAGTCGATGATGTCCTGCTTCCTGATGCGCTCGATCCACTCCGCGTAGCCGGGGATCTGCTCTTGGTGCAGGCTCTCGCCTGCGACCTCCATCCAGATGATCGCGTACTTCACTCGCGGCCTCCTTCCGGTCGAGCGTCGAGCACGCGGAAGGTCGTGCGCGTCGCGTACCGCTCGGCGAGTTCCGGGTTTTCGGCGAGCAATCGCTTGGTGTCCACGCCAGACCGCGACCGCTCGCGGTAGGAGACGCGCCACCCGCCGCCGGCCCCCATCTCGGCCTGCCCCAGAGCGGTCAGGAGCATCGCCTTCGCATTGTCGAGCGCGCGGTCTGCCGCCGTCGCCGACTCGCGCGCCACGATATACGCCTCCATGATCTCGCTCGGGATGTGCGTCGCCGCGCCCGACTGCCGGGTCACGCGCGCCGCCGTGTCGAGCGTGAACGCGCCCTCGGGCTGCGTGTCGCCGACGATGTGCTTCTCCCACCACTCGGCCGCTCTGGCCTCGATCTCGTGGCAGTAGCCCTCGTCGCGCGGAACCTCGTACAGCGCGAACGAGAGGTGACTCCCGTCGAGCACGGCCACATAGGCGCGCTGCGACTCGGCGCACAGCATCTGGTGCTGAACCTGGAGCATGACGGCCTCGGGCACGGCCGACGATCCCGGCGCGCCGTAGCCGACGGGCGAGCCGTGGCACTTCGCCTCGACGATGTCCGAGCCGCGCTCAAAGCGATCGAGCATCCCGTCCACATTCGCGCGCAGCACGCCGCGCACGAATGTGCTCGACGGGGCCACGACCTTGCGGCCCAGTTGCTCGCTCGCCATCGCGAGGAGCGCAGGCTCCACGACCGAGCCGATCTTCGCGGCCTCGCTCGGGAATCCCGATTCAAGCTCCACGCGCCCCGTCTTCTCGGCCCACACATCGACGGCCGACTTCCAACGCGACACGCCGAAGATGGCGGCCATGTCGCTACTTCCGAGTCCGCGAGTCCGTGCCTCGCGCTGCTTGTCCGTAATCATTACGGTCTCCTGTCTCAATTCGCTCGACCTTGAGAGAACGAGGCCCGGTGCAGTCGAGCGTGCACCGTGTCTCCGTGATCTTGCCGATCACGATGTCGATCGATTCCCCGCCGCACGACACGCGGATGCCTTCCCCCTCGCGCCTAACGATCACGAGCGGCAAGCGTGACCGCCTTTCGGTGGCCGGCCGCGTGGCCGACGAGCGAATCGCGGGAAGTCCTCCTCGCGCCAGAGCAGCGTGACGGCTCGATGCTGCGGGAGGATCACGCGCTCGCGCGCCATCTGGAGCACGCGACCGGGAGTCACGCCGAGCCGCTCGGCGACCTGGCGGGTCGTGAGTAGGTCGGTCATTCGGAGTGCTCCATCGCGCACGAGGCGCACATGGCATGATCGCTCGGCGACGGCTTCGCGTGCACGACCTCGCGGTAGTCGCAGTACGGGCAGGTGAGCGTCGTGGTCTCCGGCCCCGGCACGGGCCACCCTCGAGCGGCCCAGAGGTCGGGCCACTTGGCGGACGGATCCTTGCACCAGTCGGCTTCGATTACGAGCCGACGGGCTTCGTCGCGCTCGGCGGTGAGGCGTTCGATGGCGTTCGGATCGGTGAGTGTTCGCACCGCCGCCTCGACATCGAAAAAGGTACGCCGACCGATCTTCTTGGTCGGCATCCTGCCGGCTTCGGCCTCCGTGTTCAGGAACGAAACTGGCAACCCAGTACGCTCGGACAACTGATGCACCGTCACGAATATCGTCGTTTCGCTCATCGCCTCGCCTCCACTTCGCACGGGATCGACCTGGCCTCGCGCACGAGGGACTCCATCGAGGAGAGCAGCGTGAAGGCGCGCTCCGTCCACTCGTCCCCGACCTCGCCGGAGATCGGATCGGCCTCCTCCCGGCACTCGGCGAGGCACGCCGCGTACCCGGCGATGTCGAGCGGGTTGTCGGCCTTCGGCGTGTGCTGCTCGCGCGCCAACTTGTCGAGGATCATCATGGTCGCCCAGTCCGCCGGCGTGAGCGGCGCGGCGAGTTTGTGCCCGAGCACGGCGTTGATCGCGCCGACCGTGCGCGCGAAGTGCCGCGCCGGAGGGCCGTACGAGTCGCCGCGCTCCTCGACGATGCGGAGAGCCTCGCGGAGTAGTTGTGCCTTGTTCATCGTGCGCTCCTCGTCAGAATGGGAAGTCAGCTTCTGGGATCGGCGCAGGCGCGGCCTTCGGTGCGGCATCGCGCTCGCGCGGCTCTTGGAACTTGAGCGACATGAACTTCTTGCCGCTCGCGGATTCCTTCACCCATGCGGCGATCTCGACCTTCACGCCGTTCACCATCGCGTCGCCGCGGTAGTCCGGCGTGCGTTCGCCGGGTTGCTTCTTGTCGTTGCGGAAGAGTGCTCCGGTGTTCTCGCGTTGCTCGTAGGTCATGTGGTGCTCCTTCTGGTTAGTGGTTCTTACTCTCATACGCGGCGATACGCTCGCCGATCCATGCCATGCAGTTGCAGGCCATTGAGTTCCCGAGTGCCTTGTACCGGGGGCCGTCCGGGCATTGCTCGGCAGGCTTGCCGCGGTACGGGATCATCGTCCAATCGTCTGGGAAACCTTGAAGACGCTCACATTCCCGATTCGTGAGACGGCGTACGGTCATCGACTGCGCCACCGCGATAGTCGCATCGCCGCGGCTGCTGCCAGTACCCATGCAATGGGTCGATCCGTCCGTGTTGCTGATGGGATCCTGCGTCGGGTGAAACGCCACCGCAGCGTGCGCCGCATTGTCTTTGGCAAGCGTGTGGCACGGGTCGCCAGGTGCGCGGTTCTGTCGATTGACGGGAGCCGTAATCTGGAACAGGTCGTATGGGACGGGCTGTCCGACTGCTTGAACTTCCGCTCGCGCCTCAATGGTGTATGCCACGCCATCAGTTCGCACTCCAACCCCGTCCGGCCCGCTCGCAGGGTTCTCGCGTATTGCCCCGGCCTGAATCGCCACGGGCTGCGCGATCACCGGGTGATTAATCTCGTGGAACCCGCTCGCGCCCTGCGAAGCTCGCAGCGCGGCGACGGCATCATCCTGCTGCAAGCCGTCTCGGTCGTTCTGCCATCGGTAGGCGGTCGGCTGCGCGATCAGGTTGTAGCACTCGTCTCCTGCCGGCCCTCCGGTTCCCTTGGCCCACTTGCTGCTAACTGTCCCGCAGCAACCGCTTCCAGAGCCGCCTTCAGCATCGGCGGCAACGCCTTTCCCCTGCGCTCGGCGCGCCTCAAGATGCCGCTGCAAGCCTTCGGCGAGAGCGAGTACCTCTCCGGCAGCGGCCCAGTCTCCAAGACATCCGACAACGAAGACACGTCTCCGACGCTGCGGGACGGCTCGGGGCCATCGCCCCACTCGGATGTATTGAGCGTCAAGCACCCGGTAGGCCCACCCATACCCGAGTTTCCCCAACGCCCCGAGGAAGGTTCCAAAGTCCCGTCCTCCGTTGCTCGACAGAACGCCGGGGACATTTTCCCACACGAGCCATCTCGGGCGCAGTCGATCAGCGATCGCCAGGTAGGTGAGCATGAGGTTGCCTCGTGGGTCGGCGAGTCCTTGTCGCAACCCGGCAACGCTGAATGACTGGCAGGGAGTTCCTCCGACCAAAAGGTCGATTGCACCTCGGGTGATGGGCCACGATTCATGTTGAGTCATGTCTCCGTAGTTGGGGATGTTTGGGAATCGGTGCGCGAGCACCGCCGCCGGGAAGGGTTCGATCTCGCTAAAGCCTACGGGTTGCCACCCGAGGTGATGCCAGGCCACGCTCGCGGCCTCAATGCCGCTGCACACGCTCAAGTACCTCATCGCGCGTACTCCCGTGAAACCTTTGCAGCGTAGCCGTCCGTGGCTCTCCGGCGCGTTCCGGTTGCGCCCCGTGGCCCTCCATTGTGGATCCGTGCGATGGTGTCGATCGACCAGTCCCTCGCGTAGCGCGAGAGATACGCGAGCACGACACGCTCGGCGTAGGCCCGGTCGGTCACGGCCTCGTAGCCGCGAGCGCGAAGGCTCGGCTCGTGCTCGACGGCATCGAGCCAGTACACGCGGTGTATTTGATACGCGCCGAGCGCGCGGCCATCGTCGCCGACGGCGCGGTCGGGATCCTTCGAGCCGCCCGTTTCAACCTGGCGGAGCGCGTCGAGGATGCGGCGGGTGTCCGTGCCAGCGGGAGGCGGCACGACAAGAGCGGCGGCGAGGAGGGCGGCGATCATTCGTCCACCTCCTCGAGGATCACGAGGTCGGTCAGATCGACGATCATCGGTTGCCCCGTGATCGAGTACGCGGCGCGCACCTCGATCATCCCGGTCTCCTCGACAATCCCGTAGACATCGGCCGACGAGCGGCATGATGCGAACATATGCGCGATGGCATCGTCGAAGGCATCCGAGTCCGGCCCGATGTGCTTCGGGTCGATGTGAGCGAGGATCGTGCGCGAGGCTTCGGCCTCGGCTTCGTGCGGGAGGTAACTCACGCGCGGCCTCCGATCTCTTCGGCCGTCCAACGGTAGGTTCCGAGTTCGTGCGTGTACTGCTTGCCATCGAACCGCACGATCTCCACGCGGCCGTCGAGATGCTCGATTGTTGCATCGACTGGGGCGCGCTCCTGCGCGTAGCGTCGCTTCAGCTCGGCCCATACCTTGCGGCGGATGTGGTCGCTCACGCGCGGCCTCCCTTCGTGGTCACGACATTCATCCACGATGCCCAGTCGAGAATCTCATCGCTGCTAGCGTTGCAGATCCACTCGTAGTGCTCCTGCTCGTTGCAGCCGTCCATTTCGGCGAGGTGAATCGGGAGATCAAGATCGGTCAGGACATCGACAGCATCGTGATAGGTGAAGGTGTTCATCGGTTTCGGTTCCTTTCGTCGGGATCCATTCCCGACCCACACATCATCGGCCAGAATCGCCGCGAGTCAATAGGATATCCAAGATATTCTATCGGCTCGCGCAAGTATCTACTGGAGCGGCACTTACGCGCTCGGAGTTATCGGAGGTGGCAACCGTTGCCACTTATCCACAAGGTTATGCGCCGCGCTTGCCGCAGCATCCGCGCCGCTTCGGCGGGTCGGCGGGAGCCTCGCCGGCGACCGTCACGGCCACCCATCGCGCCTCTGGGCACGCCGCGCTCGCGAGCCGGATCTTCGCACCGACGAAACAGCCGCACGCCGTGCACACGCCCCGGTCGTGCTTCTCGCACGCGAGGCACGAGTCCCATCGCGCGGTGATCGCATCCTCGGGAGCGCGGTCGCGCCCGAGCGCCGCCTTCGCCACGCCGACGGCCCCGCGCGCGAGGTCGGCGATCGAGGGACTCTGGTCGTCGTCGCCGCGCTTCCATCGATAGGTCTGGCTCATGGTGTGATCCTCGTGATCGTGATATTTGCCGGCACTCCGCGCGCAATAGCGGCCTCGGCGGTGATCGCGCTACACCCGCCTCCAGTCGTGCAAGTGCACTCCGTGGTATCGACCACGGTAGAGAGTGAGTAGACGCTAGACGGGTTGGTCTCTGTATACAGATTCCAACCGATGCAATCAAGGCCATCCTCCGGGGCAGTACCTGGAGCCTTGCGGTATTGAATGGCCGAGATGAGCGCGGTACTCGACATCGTGATCGTAGCTCGATCGAGCGTCAGCAC